ATCCAGCTCCGACAATGCCAGGATATCCGGATCATCGCTGGTCAATGCCACACGTGGTTCCACGCAGGCATATATGACTGCTTCTGTGAGAAACGCCAAGCCGTCAATCGTCTCCTCTGTGGAGAACTGCACGCTTGCCTGTGGGCCGCCCTGCTGTGATTCGAGCATTGCCCGAAGGAATGATTGTGGGATCCGTCCAGCCGCCATCCACAGATCGAGCGGTGGACGTCGCATTGTGAAGACCGCGCCAGACGGCAGTGTTACCTCTCCGGTCAACTCTACCGCCTGACGCTGTTGCCTATAGTCACTTGCTTTCATTGTAGCCTCTCAATGATTGCTTAGTTAGCCGCGCCCTGATGCCAGAAGTTACCGATCTGATCGCCCGAAGCGCGAGTAGTAACGGCAAGTCCGTTGAACTCAAACGGCGCGCGCGACTGATCTTTGCGCGTGACCATAAAGTTGAAGCCCGCTCGGTTGAAGGTCTTGTAGAGCTGAACTACCCACCACTGATTGGTGCCGCTGATGTCCTGCCCGATCAACGCAACAGAGAACGTGCTGATGGTCGAGAGTCCACCCATAGTAAGCTGCTCGTATCCGGTAGACGTGTTGGTGTCCACCGACTTCGTTCCACCCACAGTCATCTTCTCCAGCAGCGACCAGTTGAACACCTGCAAGAACTCGCCCTTCAAGGTAGCTCTCTCGGTGATGATCCGCGAAAGATGTGGCGCCGTTAGCTCGTCGCTGCTGAAGTCCTGAATCTCTGGCACATATTCGAACGTCGTGCCGCCGACAGTCATGCCCAGATGGATGGCATTGGGATTTGCTGTATCATCCGGCGTGCCGTCAGTGTGAAGAGTCATTCTCGCGCTTGCAGCCGGAACAGCCACATTCAGCCATACGTCAGCAGGCCCGAGGATGATCTCATTTGCATCGTAATTCTTTGCCGTTCCGGCCATTGGTTATTTCTCCTTCTTCGTTGAGGTTGCCTTGATCAGATCTTTGTAGGGAGTCGGATCAAGCGAGGGACGGTAATCCTTTTTCTCTTGGCGCGGGTCGAAGTAACCCAACTCCCGCGCGATCGTGCAATATACTTCTTCACCGAGTGCCTCGTGTGTCCACGGCAACGGCGGTAGGTTCATCGTTGTAGCTTTCTGTCGATAGTCCATGTCATCTCTCCAGTAATTGCACCGCCAAGATTATGCGGGAATCCATGCGGTAAATTGTGTCGTTCTGACGAAGTATGCCGAACTGATGCTCAGTTACTTCCCAGACGGGCTCGGTTACGGTCGACGTTGTCACGCCGCCTAGCAGATCGGCCACGGTCATCGTTCGCAACACGCGATCAACGGCCAGTGTGTATTTCAGAATGCTGCGTTGCAGGGTATAGGCGTCTACACCATCCACCGCAATATCGATATACATTTCCACGCGGCCGCGTATATGTGAATCATCATCAGCTTGCTCCATCTGCTCATTTGACGTCGAGACAAACAGAGCAGGGAAATTCAGCACAATCGGCGTCGGCGTCCGGTAGTCCACAAAGTCCCGCAGAGTGGCGTCAATCTCCGCGAGTGCCGTAGCCGTCGACGCTTCCAGATAGGCCTGTATATTGTCAATGATCCGAAGCGCGAACTGTGCCTGATACCTGGTAGTCGTGTATGCCATCAGCTCGCCCCCGGAGTATTACGCGCTCGGCCAGTCGTCTCGAAACCTGCATCCCTTGCACCGCGCTCTACGTATCGATACAACCGTGACACCATACGATCAATGTCACGCTGCGTGGGTTGGAGTACGGGACGCCGCGCCATCCTCGCCGTACCTCGCTGATGGTACCGAGCATAAGGGACAGCCGTTCCCATCGTCAGGCTTAGTGCTGTCTCCTCATAGACTTGATCCCCGCCCTTCTGGCCAGCCAATGACAGCGACCGTTTGAGCCGCTCAGTAGCTACCAGAATCGGCTTGCCGGGATACTTCTTCGCTTTCCATTTGGCATAGCTCTCTGATAGCGGTTGCCATTGCGTCCCACCACGTGCACCCAAGCTTTCGAAGTGCTCCACGTTGGCGCGTAGGAAATACATGTGAATCTCTGGCCACACCTCACGAAAGTCGCGGATATTCTCCGCCACCGTCTGAAAAGCACGTCGTGATTCTTCACGGCCATCGATGGTTACGGACAGGTTCATGCGAACATAGCCCTTCCTGCCTTGTATCCATCTGCGATCATCTGCGCTCTCGGTGGAAGCGGTTGGTTGATCACGGCGATCCCATCGATAGCCACCGCCCGCGCAAAGCCCTGATCTTTGCTCCGCCAGATATTGGCGATGGTTTCCAGCACGGCCTCTTGCACCTCTTCAGGCGTTTTGTCCCATCCCCACTTCGCTGTCACACCTACGCGGATCCCAGCAGGCCAGCCGACATAGTCCACTTGGTTACTGAACTCCGCGAAGAAGTAATCACGCCGCTCATTCAATGCCGCAAAGCTTGAGTAATCATCACCGTACCGGCGCGACAAGAAGAACTCGCCCGGCGTGTTCTGCTGCGCGTTCTTGTACGGGTTCACCTCGATCCAGTTGAGCACGGCGAATCCTGTCGGCATTGTCACCACGGGCGACGGGGTTGGCAGGTACGGATCCACCTTAAGGTAATCCGTACCCGTGCCCCAGTAATACCGGATGCTGGCTGTCTGCCCGGTAGATCCTGCGGTGAAATACCCATCAGGCAAAGAGCAAGCCGCGTCAAATACCCTTGCCGCACGGGACATGATCCGGATCAGCTGATCTTCATCGGCATCCTGCGACTGATAGACGTATGCCCTTACCTGGTCGAGTGTGACGTAATCACTTGCGGCCACGCTGCTCCCTCCTATGCGCTGGCGGCTGTGTCAGTCGCTTTGTCCAGTCGCTTGATATACGATCATCATATACTTCGGCGATCTTGCGCTGAATCAGCAGCTGCGCGACTCCCACGGGGATATCAAGCACGTCGCCAATACTCGAGAATCCATATGGCCTAATCAGCTTGATCTTCAAGTCTGCACTCCTTTGGTTTGCCGGTCTCAGACCAGTCTGACAGATACTGATGCTTGATTTGCCAGTCATTCGTTGGCCAGCTGGCTACCACCTGAATATGACCCAGCTTGATGTGATTCGCCTGATATACCGTGTTACCTGCTTCCTTCCACTTCTTCCAGAAGTAGATATCCGCATCAACGCGATCATCATCCCAATCGCCAGACGGCCCCGGTTGCGACCATAGCCACGGCTTAGGCACTCGCTTGAGGGCTTCTAGCTTGATCAACGTCATGCCGAAGTGCCCTGTCTCGATCAGCGTCAGATCATCGGCGAAGTCGTCCAGCGTTGCTTCTCGGCGTAAGTTGCCGTATGCATCCTTCATCGAGAAGAGGAAGTGTTCGTTATTCCTTTTGACTTGCACGGGAACGATTGCATCAGCATCCGGATATTGCGCCGCAAGCGTCAGTAGCTCCTTCACATCCTCCGGCCCAAATAACGTGTCGTAATCGAGCGTAATCACCCACTCCGTGCCGTTGGCCAGTAATTGGGTCAACGCGCGCTGTATGCCCTGCTCCCAGAAGGCACCACCAAAGCGATACAAGGGAATGTTGAACTCGTTAGATCGCAGCGCTGTCCACGCTGCGCCCCAGTGATCATTCCAGCCCAGCCGCGGGACGCTCATCACTGCGGCCACCTTGGCCTTTACCTCAATCCTGCCATCCTCTAGCTGCGTCATATTGGCGGGCTTGATGGCCTGCAGATTCAAGGATACTGGCAACGCCGCGCAGTCTTGGATCTCTGACGTCCAGCGCGTAACATCAGTCAGGCCGACATACCGCAGCATGTCGCGTAACTTGCGCTCCGTGTATATGCTCCGATGAACATCGTCGTCATTTGTCTGGCCACCCATCAGATACGATTCAATCGGAATATTGCGATCGTCCGCATGTTGTCTCAGCCAGTCAAAGTCAGGCACGGCAATCCGTAGCAACCCGCCTGGTTTGAGTACACGTACCCACTCCTTAAGCACGTCGATCGCTTCACGATGCCCAAAATGCTCGAGGATATGAGAAGCGCGTATCTCTTCGATAGAGCCGTTAGAGTAGGCAGGAAGCGGGAAAACCTCCTGCCCAGTCTGACGGTCGAGAGTCGTGAAACCCGGAATCTTTTGCAAGCCTCCACCCAGGTTCAGCTTCATTGACTAGACCTCCTTGACTACGGTGCTACCGTACTCAGCCGTGCCCGATGGAGCCTCATCGAGCTTGTCGAGGAAGCCGACGGCGGCCATAGGGATGTTGTTGTTCGTTGAGCCCGCCGGAACAGTGACCTCCAGCCGCAGATACCGTTTGCGGTTGCCGTTCGAACGATCTACGAAGAAGCGTACCGACTCGGACGCTCCAACAGCAGCGGCACCAGTCGACAGAGCAGTGATCTCCGCAAAGTTGGTGACAACGGTATTGTCACTCTCGGAAATCTTGATTGCCGACGGAGCTGTGCCGTTTGTGCCACCGGCAAGCGCTCCGAGAGTCACCATGATCTCAGCGGATCCGGCGTCGAGGCAGTCAAGGTTAGCTGTTGCGGTCGCCCCGTGTGTCACGGTAGCAGGCACCAGCAGGACAGTAGACTTAATTTTTTTCTGGTTATTCATTCTGGATCACCTCCCTTAGGCCGCAGCCGTGATGAGTCCAACGATCGGGCCAGCCGCGCTGGTTGAACCGACGTCGTGGACGTTGATGTCGAACCGCTCCGTGCCCCGGATGGCAAGCTGGTCTTCCGCGAACTTGTACTCGCTCGAAAGCGCCAGCGAGAGAAGTCGACGATCGCCGAAGGTAGAGCCGAGACGGAAGTTGCCAAGCAGCGCGCAGATCTGGCTATTGGCCTCAGTCGTCGGCATTACCTGCGACAAGACAACCGGGTAGCCGAGGAAACGAGCAACGCCACCGTTGGCGATATCGACCACCGTGTTACCGCCTGCAGCCGTCTGCAGCTTGTGAGCCACCGTATCGAAGAACGTTGCTGACATCACCCATACCGCACCATTGCGAGCATAGAGCGGGAGCTTGCCGAGGACGCCGTGGAAGTCGCCCA